TGTTTAGTTACTAAACAAATATTAAAGCAATTATTTTAGAAAATAATCAACTTTTCTCCTCCCTGAATTTCAAAGAACTAAATACAGGCTCCGCCGCACAAAAAAAAGAAAAAATACAGATAAACGAACAGATTGCATGCAGGATGTATGATTCAAAAATGACAGTAAGGCAAAGGTTCCTGCATGAAAGAAAAGCAATTAAGCGGGATAAGGTTGATAGTGATTTGAAGTTAAGGATTATCAGCAAGGAGGCTATGAAAGTAATACTTGGCGGCGAAAGCCCTGATTTGATGGATATGTTTATGATGCGTGAATTATTTGAACTTAAAATAAAAAAACAATGGGTGTCAGTTTAAAGACCTGGCTTTTCAACAGTCTGTTTAAGCAGCAGATCAACCAGTTAAAAGCCATGGGCGGATTTAACCAATCTACCTTTCTTAATGGTATGCTGATGAACAATAATAAGGCGATAAAAGAAAGCGAAGCGTATGTTAGCAATGTGGATGCTTATTCTATCATTCGAAAAATAGCAAAGACCGCCGCCATGATCCCGGTAACTGTATACAAGGTGAAGGATGAACGGGCACTAAAAGATTATGACTTCTGCACCAAATCGAACGACTACAGCCCACAGGCTTTATTAAAAAAACACATCCTGAAAACCAAGGCCCTTGAACCGGTACCAGATACTAATCCATTGGCCGAACTGCTTAAAAAGCCAAATGATTATTATTCAGAAACTGACTTTAAAGAGGGTGCTTACATCTTTCGTCTGCTTACCGGTAACTCACTTATCTATGCCCCTAAATTGGAATTTGGCACGAACGCCGGCAAACCTGGTGAGCTTTGGATTTTACCGCCTCAGTTTACTTCACCTGTTATCGAACGTGGCAATATGCCAACAATTGAAAGTTGGCAGTTAAATATGGGCTATACTCCCATGCAGATATCAAAGGATGAAATTGTTCATTGGAAATACTTCAATACAGATTTTACAGTAGACGGAGCTCATTTAGTTGGACTTTCCCCTTTGCGTGCCGGGTCAAAGACGCTTGCCAGGGGAACGGCTGAGCAGGATTACAATGTAAATGCCTTTAATAATTCGGGTATAAGCGGTATTGTGAGTAATGAATCAGTAGGGGAAGATGAGGTTTCACCTGAAGCGCTCGGTAAAATGAAATCTGACTTTTACAGCGATGCTACCGGTGTAAAAAATGCCCGTAAGCTTTTATTTCAGGCTGGTAAAATAGCTTATACGCAAGTTGGCCTTGGTCCGGTGGATATGCAGGTTATTGCGTCTGAAAAAATGACGTTTAAAAAGTTCTGTAATTTATACGGCATTTCTGATGTGCTGTTTAATAACTCTGATGCATCCACAGAATCAAATGTAAAAGAAATGATGCGGGCGCTTTACACCAATGCCGCCCTGCCTGAAGCATACGCTTACCGTGATGCATTAAATGCAGATATCTGCCCACTATACACAAAAGAAAAGCTTTATGTTGATGTTGATATTTCAGGGATAACCGAACTGCAGGCTGATTTTAAGCAGATGGCCGAAACCTTTAGCGCCCTGCCAATATTTTCACCAAACTGGATTTTGGATGCGTTTAACTACGGCAAAAGTGATGACCCTAACATGGACAAGTTTTTTGTGAAAAGCGGGTATACTGATTTAGAAAGCTTGCTGGCTGTGGGGGATTTACCTATACCTACAGCGGGCGGGAATTAATTAATAAACCAAAAAATTAACGATAATGACAGCAATGTTTGTTTTGAAAAAAGAGGATATCCAGTGCCAGCCTGTAGGATTTAATTTGATGATAAAAACTACTACAGGAGAGGAAATAATACTACAGAAAGATGCCGCTGAGGAGTTACTAAATGACCTTAATTGGTGGAAAGACCTGCCTCGTAATGCAAAAGGTGAGATTACAGCCCCGGTAATTTATGGAGACCCTGGTCCGGAATTAGTGATACACCCCAATAACACAACAACAGCAAAGGATGCTATTTAACCATGACCGAATCAGAAAAAATAATACAAATCTGTGAAAAGGCAATCCCTTTGTCATCCTGCCCGCATACAAAAAAAAATGAAATTGCAAGGCGTTTTTGGCTTAAATTACAGATTCAAAATTTATTAGCTGATGAACGAATTAACGGCAGAAGCGTTCCAGGAGTGGCAGAGGATACCAATAACCGAAGTTATTAACTGTGTGGCATGTGAGGGCTTAATTGTTACCTCTTACCACCAGCAATACATATTTATTTTTAATGAAGCAATCGAAACGAATATTAAACTTTGTGACAGTTGTTTTGAGATGATTAAAAAAGAAGAATTATGATAAATTCAAGTGAGTTAAGAATAGGTAATTACTTTAATGAATATTGCAATTTTGGCCCAAACAGGATATTAATTTATGAGTTTCAAAGAGTATCCGAGCTTAAAGTTGGTACGGATATTTCCGGCGAACCTATCCCATTGACACCTGATATACTTAAACAATTCAACTTTAGTCAACTTGGTGATTACCCAGTTTTTAAATTGAACTCATTCAGGTTATCCATGAATTTAAATGATGGCGTTTTTATTTATTCCGCCGAAAGTGATAATGTAATTATTAAGTATGTTCATCAGCTACAAAACCTGTATTTCGCACTAACCGGAGAAGAAATTGAGTTCAATACAATCATGCTACAAGGTACAGAGGCCGGAGATAAAGAGATTCATGCACAATAAAAATAATATGGAAAAGGGGCAAAAAATATCACCGGAAGAATGGAATTTAATGTTAGCGACATTTTTTGCTCCGGTAGCAAAATGGTATCCGGTAATAATGATAACAATTTTACTTTTCTCAATAATTTATATTGAATTTTTACAATAAATGACACCTGAAGAAAAGCGCCAATATTACCTCACCTTCCACCGATTCCAACAGAACCGGGAAAAATACTTTGCTCCTGCCATTTACCGGGCAATTCGTTCACAATACAATTCTTTCATTAAAGCAATAAAGGCCGGTAAACGTGAAGATTTGGCACTGATGGCAATTACTGCACAACCTGTAAATGATGTGTTAAAGCCGCTTTATATTGACGCTGGTGTGGTTTACGGCGCAAAGGTAAGAGCGTATTTAAACCGGCAAAAGGCCAGGATGCCAATCGGTTTTAATGAGCGAATGATTGCACTGATGCAGGCTTATCTCCAAACTGATATACTAAACACATCGCTTGGAATAACTCAAACAACCATTGAGCTTATACAAAAGATAATGAGCGATGCGGCAGCTCTTGGCCTTGGCATTGATGATATCATTAAACAGCTTGAAAACACCGAGATAAGCCGGATGAGGGCAAGGTTAATTGCACGTACTGAAACGGTTACGGCTGCTAATCAGGGAGCCGAATTTGTGGCACAGGACACCGGGTTGTTATTGAATAAAGAATGGCTGTCAACGATGGATAACCGTACAAGGAGAGACCATTTATTTGTGAATGGCCAGATTGTACACATGGACGAATATTTTGCCTTACCTGGCGGGATAACAATGAAAAAGCCGGGGGATAAAAAGCAGAAAGACGGAACTACTGTTCCGGCTCGGGAGGTATGCAACTGCAGGTGTACGACGTTGTACATTCCTGTGAGAGATGGAGCCGGTAAGCTAATAAGGCAGGGCGGCTAATCTATTTCTTATTACACAACCAACTTAAATCATTCCCATTTGCATCTACAGATGGCGGTTTGGGATCATCTCCATTATTACACTCGTTATAAGGGGCAGAAACAGTACCATTTGTTGTGCTGTAAGTGCAAGTCCAGCAGGTACTAGCCTTTTCTTTTGCGCAGGAAAATAAAGCAATTGTAACAAGGACTAAAGCTATCTTTTTCATTTTGGTTTATTTTGGACAGGTAAAGTACAGCGTATCCATTTAAATACAAAGTAATTTTCAGGAAACTATTGTGAAAATGAGTAAGTGGTAAAAATTAGCGGGTAGCTGATTATGTTTTGCAATATTGTTTGTACATTTGGTGTAGTGAGAATGGGGTTGCGATTTTTTATTCCGCTGAAAGCAATGGAATAAATAAAAAATCGCAATATGGCAACCGGTATTCGGCGTAAGCCGTTATAAACAGAACATTACGTTTTCGAGTATAACGTGTATTATGTTAGAGCAGGTTAGCCTGTGGGAGGGGAAGAAAGTTAAATTAGCGTAGCTTAACTTTCTTCATGCAGCGTAAGCGGTTTGCGTAGGGTAGCTTAGCTATGTGCGTGAGCAGTTTTATTTTTTTCTTTAGCTGCGGAGCATCGCCCCTTAAAGGGCGAATACCTTCTACTCCGATAAAGCTCTCGCTTTATTTTTTATGGTGTTTTTAAAGAATCTTTTAGGATTTTATTATCGCGATGAATCTGATATAGAGTTTGGTTCACGCTGTCTAATGTTTGCGATGTCCTTTGCAATATGCTGTCTATCGTTGGCGGTACTTCTAACTGTAATTTATCGGATCTATAAAGGTCTTTAAGTAACGTAAACAATGAAATCAATACTGCAACTCCTGCAATTATTAATGTAATTCTATTTGAATTATTTTGACTTTTAATAGAAGTTTTAATTGCATCATTAGTAGATATCACAGATTCATTTGTTTGTTTAACCGATTTATTAGTATCAATTACAGATTGAATCTGTTGGTCTGCAATAATTTCCTTTTTCTTCTCATCAATCAAGAATTCAAGGTAGGTTAAACCTACGGCAGATAGGGTATACATCCTCGCTCTATCGTGATGATCTGGCCCCCAAGATGGATTTTCTGCGGTCCCTATTGTTAAGTCTTCTTCAGCATTAAAATATTTTGCATTTAGGAATTTATAAAATAAATGCTCTGTGTTTACAATGTTCAATTGTTGAAATAGGTCTATTATTTCAATTTGCCTTATCCTTGGGTTTTTCATTAACTGGGTAAGAGCTTTTAGTTCTTGCTCTAATTCTAAAGTCATAGTGTATTTTTTTAGGTCGCACTAATCTACGCTAAAATCTTCGCTCCAGGGTGGCGATGGAAAGAAAAACATAAAACCGTGAGTGGGCTATGGGCGTGGCTTGTGCGCCTGTTTAACATAAAATTTCGTTATACTTAAAACGTAATTCCGGGTTGCCATAGCCCATAATAAACTTACTCATTTAGCAGCCTTTACCGGCTGCTTTTTTGTGTTAAACATTAAAATAAAAAATATTTGCAACAATGTTGCATTTTTATTTTATTTTTGGTAAAGCAAAAAAAAGTAAGATGAGCCTTTACCTGTTTAAAACGAATACCCTTGTAGCAAGCATTAAAGATGCAGACGCTAAATTGGGCATTGTTACTGGTTACGCATCGGCGTTTAATAATGTTGATAGTGACGGGGATATTATTCGTAAAGGGGCCTTCTTAAAATCCATTATGGAGACCGGGCCAAAGTCTACAAAGCCAAGGATTAAGCATTTACAGAACCACAATACAAGCCAGCCTTTAGGTAATCCAATGGATTTATATGAGGATACTTACGGTTTAGGCTACGAATCTAAAATTGGGACTCACACACTTGGTATTGACTTTATAAAGATGGTTGAAAGCGGTTTAATTACCGAACATTCCATTGGGTACCGTACCATGAAACGCAATCAATTGCAGGACTATGAAGGGTATATGAAAAACCCTAACGGCGGCTGGTGGGAGCTTACTGAATTGCAATTATGGGAATTTTCGAGCCTTACGGCTTGGGGTGCTAACCAAAATACACCCATTACCGGGATGAAGGGAAAAGAAAAAGAAGACGCCCTTCAATCATTGCTGAACCGGCAAAAAAACATTGAAAAATTCTGTCGCAATACAACGGCCAGCGATGAAACCATCGAACTATTACTACTCGAAGCGAAGCAACTCACTCAAATGATAATTGATGCAAACAAATCCACTTTGCCGGTTGAGGAAGCCACAAAGCCGGATACCGTGCAGATTGTAGCGTTTGGAAGTGCTTTATCACAATTTAAAAACTCATTAAAAAATTAATAATGGCAGAAGATAAAAAAATTGAGACTCCGGCAGATTTGCTAAAGGAGTTGAACGAAATGAAGTCAGAACTGGAAACTTCATTGGATGAAAAAGCAGGTAAAAATATTGATGAAAAGCTGGTTGTAGTAAATCAGTCTATCACTGA